ACCTCCAGCGGAGATATCAAGCACGATATCGTGGTCGATGAGGTTTGCCGGTTGCCCGCCCAGGGTGAGGTTGGTCGAGAGTTTCACGCCATCACGTCTCCCAGTTTGTCATCAAGTCCCTTGATAGCCTGCTCCCATGAACTCAGCTGCTCTTGCTCGGTGGCTGGTTTCCCATTGTTGCTGTCGGCAGGCTTGGCCGGTTTGGCATTCGCTGTGCCCTGGCCTACGGTGGCCGGTGCCTTGGGCATCCGCTGTTCCCGCTTCTCTGGCACCGAGTTGTGCTCGCGCAGGGTGAACTGTACTTGCCACGCCAGCAGACCCTCCTGCTCGCTGGCGGTGATGCGCCCGGCGAACTTGGCCTGACGCACCTTCACCGACTTGGCCAGCAGCGACCCGACCCGGTAGATATGGCGCTTGCCGCCATCTCCCTTTGCATCGGCCAGTTCAAACAGGCGGCTCAGTGTGCGCTCATCATTGAAGGGAACAAGGCCCGAGATATCGAGCTCCTTGGCTTTGGCCCCTTGCTCCGAGCTGCTGGTCGAGCTGGTTTGGCCGCTGCTGTCCTTGTCCTGAAACTGCAACGATGCAGATATCCGCATCGACTTCATCGCGATCGGCTCACCATCCAGGGTGAGCATGGCGGTTTGGCTCATTGGGTTAACTCCTGCCAGAAGGTGAGCGGGGAGGGGGAGAGCAGCAGGGCGCCGACCGTCATGCTGTGGCTATGGTCTGGCGGGCTGCTTTGGCCCAGCTGGGCGGCAAGGCTTGCTGCATCGCCTTGTGCTTGCCAGTGCCACAACTGGCCGCTGATGGAGGCCAGTTGGTTGAGTGCATTCTCCAGCTCGGCCAGTTTGTCCGCGCGGCGTTCTGCCAAGGTGGCCAATTGGGCGATCGGTGTGGTGGTCCCCTGCGCCAGGCTCTCCAGTTGGGCTATCTCGGCCCCAAGCAGTGAGCGAGCCGAGCGCAGCGGGTTCCACACCAGCGGCTCATCAGCTTTCCAGCGTGGCACCTTGGCGGCGGTGGGTTTGCTCATGGTGTCGTTGTTGGCGGTGAGGCGGCGCAGAGTGGCACACCACTCCGGCAGCGGCAGGATGGCGCAAAGTGGGGTCAAGGCATCGGCCAGCGCGGTCTCACTGTTACCTGTGACTAGCCAAGCAATGGCGTACAACTGGCCAGTCGGTAAGAAGGGATCGGCCCCGTCTTGCAACTTGGCGGCGAGGCAGGCCACCGCGTTGGGGGCGGCGAGGCTGTACTGGTTGCCCTGGTGCTGCCCCACCCCATGCTGATAGGGGGTGACCGTCAGGCAACGACCAGTGACTAGCAGCCGGTCGAGCTCTGCCCGCAGCCCAGCCAGCGCGGCAGCGGCTTGGCTGATTGGTGTGTGTCGGTATTGCGCCCTGGGCTCCAGAGCCTGCAAACGGGCCACCGCGCCTGCTTGGCTTTCTGGTAGTTGGCCAAGCACCCCGCTGGCGCGAGTGTGTATCGCCTCGACGCTTGTTGGCCAGTGCAGTGCCCCTTGCGTCCAACTCACTGCGGTATCTCCGGCCATGCAACAGAGAACGGCCACCCGGCTTGTCCTCTCACATCCGGCAGTTCGTAGAGATAACGCTGCAACTGTGGCAATAGAGCGGCATCGTCTGGTTTTGCGTAGCCACCATCAACTGCGGGCTTGATGCGATTTATCTCTGAAGTGGCTATGGCTTGACGGCTTGCGAGTTCCCGTTCTGCAGCCTTTTCGGCGAGTTGATATTGCTGGTCAGGATCTTCTTGCCACAGATCATCCCGCCAGACGTATCCCGGCCCTGGATATGGCACTGCTGTGGCCCCTATTTCATCTGGCGTGACGTTTGGTTCAACGATGGTTATCTCCGTGCCGTCGTCAGTGCGCCACAATGTCACATCACGCCAATCTGGATGGAGAACCCACGCCCCGTCAGCATGATGAGAAGGAACTCCGCCGGAAGCTGTCAGATATCTAGCGCACTCACGCTCGCCAGCAGAAGGAGGCTCTGATAGCGTCGAGCTTGACGGAATTAGCGGATTCTCTTTGTCAAGTGGGTTTACATCAGGGATGCCTTGCCCAAGGAAGCAACCAGTAATACCGTCATAATGATAGATAGCGTCCAAAGTAACTCCTTAGTATTTAATGGCCGCAAGCAAGGCGGTGTTTCGGGGGCGATTCTCATTTGCCGTTGGAACAGAATTTCCAGCAGAAAAATTGATTGTTAGTTCGGAGTTGGTCGCATTTGTGGTGTGCCCAGAGGAGCCCAGCGGTGTTGCAGTACTCTCTGAAAAAACGCCCGTCGCAGAGCGGATCAATTCCCCGCACTTGGCCACGTTCAAGGAACCTGTGAGGTCTCGAATGGCATCACCTTGCGCACTGCCGAATGAGCGAGTGCTGTCCACACCCCGCCCATCATCCCACGCCCGCATGAACTCGCCGCGCACATCGTAGATGCGGAACGTGATCCCATCGGCATTGTCGGCGCACTGGATTGTGCCCGCCGCCCATACGCCGGGGGCGACCATCAGGCCATTATGCTGGGCCCAGGCCCGCAGCGCGGCATATGTGGTTCTGCCCAGATTCTGCACCCCTGATTTGATATACCCGGCACGCGGGAGGGGCTGGGTGTCGAGCAGCAGACTACCAATCAGGCGAGAGGCATAGCCGGTGTAGTTGGCACCGTTCTGGTTAAACGTCTGCCATGTCATCCAGTCGGCGTAGTCATCATGCCAGATCGGGCCGATGTTCGTTGCTGGTAACGCTGAGCCCGCGACCAGGAATCTCTCCCCGATCACCGCATCCAGCCCCTCAGGTGTCACCGCGATGGTGTTGCTATTTCCGGCTAGCGCTTCCTCTACCGTGGCCAGTCGCACCATCCCTTTCTCAGTTGTGGTGGCTGATGGGTGATCTCGTCCCTTGGCATGGTCTGCCAGCGCTTTCTCCATGTCACTGGCGCTTTTCTCCGTCTGTTTGCGAAGCGCCTCCAACGCGGCCCACAGGTCGGCAGACTCATTGGCTGGACGCTTGTCCGTGACGCTTGCATTGGCCTCGACAACCCCCAGCTTGGCCACATAGTGGCGATAGCCGTTGCTGTCGGTGTAATCGCTCAGCTCTGTGGTGCTGGTCTTGAACTCGAAGAGGTTATCCCAGCGGCTCAGGATGGTTCCGGCGTGATGCACATCCACCCACACCCCGACCGGCTTGGCCCCAACAGTGATAGCTTGTTCGACGTCCAGCTGAATACGCAGGCCGCCGACCATGGCCACCCCCGGCTGGACCTTGTAGCTGCCCGCCTTGTTGATCAGCTTGAAGCCGTCGCCAAAGAAGGCCGATGACCCGAAGCAGGCGATCGCTTGCAGGCGCAGCTGCTCGTCCATGCCGAGCAGGCGGGTGGAGTAGTCAATCTGCCAGGTGCCCGCCTCGACGTTGGTCACGGTGGCGGTGGCCGCTTGGTCATACTCCATCAACATGGATTTCACCAGGCTGTTGCCGGTGGTACCTGTTGCTGGGTCGGTCTTGGTTTTGGTCTCCCGTCCCTTGTAGACAATCATCCCTACCATGCCGCTGGCCTTGTTGACGAGGTACATGGCATTGAATGAGAAGTTGCCCACGGTGGTATCCATCACGATGGAGTAAGCCACTGCGTTGTTATTGATGCGGCCGCGCTGATCCACCGGATGGCGATGGACAATCTGCGCCTGTGGCGGCAGGCCGGTATTCGGGTCGATGGGGGCGGTGATATCCAGATTGGGGATATCCGCCAGCACGACCTCATCGAGCACCACCGGCACCTGGTCAGTGAGGCAGCCTTGCCAATAGGTCTCGAATGCGTTGGTGATGACTTGGCTCATCGGGTCTCCTTGGTTTTCAGCGTTGCGCCATAGACGTGCTGGATCATCTGGATGTGTCCAGGTGCCAGCCGATATCTGGCTTTGTGCGGGGTGAGGCTGGCGGCAAATACCTCCTGACTCATATCAAACTGGCCATAACCGATGTGACCGGCGACCGGGTAAACCACCTGAAAGCGATAGCGGCGGCAGGTGCGGCCATAGTGCTGGATCAGCGTCTCCATCAGCTTCTGGTTGTTGGCTATGCTGCTATCTGTCACCTCGATGGTGATGACGTCCCACGGCGCGCCGTCTTGTCGTTCGTGGATGTCGCACCAGCCGATGCCCAGGCGCTCGAATATGCGCTTGAATCCTGCTACCTCTCCTGAGTCACGGGCATTCACAAAGGCGAACTTGACCCGCTTGCGAAACAGCGCCAGCGGCTCAGATTCAAAGCGGGCAATGTCCCGCTCCCATGCCAGCAGGTTGAGCAGTGAGAGAGAGCAGGTCAGCGGGTCTTGCTCTGCCAGCGGCGCCAGCAACCAGCGCCGGATCGACTGCCAGAACGCCATGACACCGCGCGCCAAAAAGGCGGGTTCCTTCACGCCATCGGTGATGGTTTGGCCATCTTCCCACCACGGGGCAGACGCCTTTGGCATGGCCGGTGCAGTGGCGTTGTGATCGATGCGGGGAGATTTATTCATGCAGCGTCACCTCCAGCGCGGTCAGGCGCGGGATGGAGATCCCCGAGACGATATCCTCCTGCCCAAACTTGAGGCTCAGCAGCTGCGGGAACTGGCTATGCAGCTCTTTGCCCAGTTGTGAAATGGAGAATCTGGCCTGTGGCCACGTTCTGGTCACGGCCGGAAAATCCGCCGACTGACGAAACGCCGCTTTGACCAGCGATTCAGCGCCCCGCTTGAGATCGGCTTTCTGGTCGTGAGGTTGTGCTGGGTTTCCGGCATCGCCATCACGAACAGATCATCGCCATGGCCATGGTTGCCCTGGCGGCCCACGTAGTCGTTAAGCTGGGCAATCAGGCTGGCCGGGGTGGCGCCCACCTCCAGCAGAATGTAGGCGTTGGCAGTGCCCGGGCCGCGCGGCGCCTCATGCTCGAAGAAGATGTGATCTGCCCGAATACCGGCAACGCTCGCCAGCATTGAGCGATAGATAGCGTCGATGTGATAGCGGCCCACCGCCGAGAACTGGTTCTGAATGCGCAGGCCCAGCGCATCGTTGCTCTCGGCATCGGCGCCCTGGGTGGTGATCCACTCCTTGTCATCGTTACGGGCCGACAAGATGCCGGTGACCGGTTCGCTCAGCAGGTTGTAGTAGCCCGGGGCCAGATTCCAGGCGGCGCCCGCGAATTCGGCCTCGCAGACGACCCGTGCCACCGCTTCACCGGCAGGGCTAACCACCGCTTGCAGCGGTTTGACCCGGTAGATGGTGCCGTTGATGCGCTCGGTGCTGATCCAGATATCGGGCGGGATGGTGACCGCTTCGCTCGGGTTGGCTTTGACGAAGTTGATCATCCCGCGGGTCTTCTGGGCGCCCTTGCGGGTCAAGTCCACATCCCACGCCTTGAGGTCGAGATAGGCATCGTTGGCGGTAGCAGCAAAGGTGTTGGGCAGCACATGGCCCGCCAAGAGGGTGCGGATAAGCCAGAGCGCCGGGGTGATCACCACGCCGCGCACCAGTCGCCAGAAGGGGCTCACATCGCTGTCGTTGGTGATAAGGGAGCCGGCGGCCTCCACCTCCTTCTTGAGCTCGGCCTCCATGGCCTCTTCGGTAGTCGGCACGCCTGTATCAGCCAGCAGTGCCATAAAATCCACGTTGGGGCGCAGGTTCACAGGGTTACCTCCAGATCGCCAAATTCATAGGTGCGGGCGGTGACCAGTACCCGCTCTGGGGCTTCTTCGCTGATCACGATGGTGCCGGGCACCAGCCGCTCGTCGTTCTCAACCAGCAGCTCGATCTCGGTCATCACATCGGCGCGCAGGGTTGGGCTGCGCTCGCCAATCAGCTTGCGGGCCAGCCCAGACTCCATGATCCTGTGCTTGATGTCCTGGCCGATGCTGTGGCGGTCTTGGGTGTAACGTGGTTGGCCACCGGCATCCAGCTGCCATGCCCCGTCTACTACCCAGATATCGATGTACTTTGGCTCTTGGGTCATGGGGTCGCTCATCCTCTGGTCGTCATCCACAGTTCGTGTTCCAGCTCGCCGGGCGACAGCGGGTTCTGTACGTGCATGTGTACATCGCCGGTGTTGATCGTGCGTGATGGCTTCTGGTTGGCTGTGGTGGCGGCAGCGTTGGCCTGGATCAGCTGCTGGCCGAGTCCACCTGATGGGATGCTGTTTCCCCCTTCGCGATAGCGAGCGAGCGGGGCGTTGATGTTGTCAGGGTTCGGCATGCTCAGATCAGGCATCGAAGAGCCGATTTCGAGGTTTACCCCTGGTAAGGTGTTGAGCTTTTCCAGCACCCACTGGATGGCTTTACCCACGGCCCAGATCGGCGACAGCAACAGCTTGAACACGGTTCCGAGAATGGTTCCTGCTGCCTCCCCGAGTGCGATCATGTTGGTGAAGGCGCCAGATGCTTCATCGGTGGTGCCAAGCCATTCACCGATGATGCCGATCAGGCTTGACACGCCATCCCAGATCACCGGCAAAATGGCAGCCCAAGGTTCGAATATGGTTGAGATGGCTGGGGCCATTGCAGTGATTAGCCCGCTGAAGAATGCTTTGATGGGTTCCCACCACAGCACTAATGCAGCGATGGCGGCTCCGACTGCCAGAATTGGCCAAGCCAAAGCGGCCAATACGGCACCAACCCCGGACAATATTGCCCACAGGCCTGCGAACATCCCCAAACCGGCTATTGCCATGACGGTGTATGAGATCGCTTTAGTCAGGTTTGGGAAAATCTGTGTCCAACGCAGCAACACGGCACCCGCATCTACGATCGATCCAATCACTCCGTTGATAGCAGGGGTGATCTGGCTAAATGCGCTGGCTCTTATGGCGAACCATACCGCCTCCAACCGTTGCCATTGATCGGTCATCGAGGCAGCCATTTGTTCGGCTTTGCCCATACCATGAGTGTTTGCCAACGCATTGATATTGGTGGCAAGCCCCTTGGTGTCGTTCATCAGGGTAGTGATGAGCGCAACTGCTTCATCAGATCCAAAGGCTTTGCTCAGCTCCTGGCCTTCTGCCCCATCAATAACGTCTCCGTACTTGCCCTTGATGCTGTCCAAGATGTTATAGATTGGCAGCAAGTTATTTTGGTCATCAGTAAAGTTCAAGCCGAGTGACTTCTGTGCTCCGAACGCCTTGGCCAAAAAAGCCTTGTACCTAGTTGCAGCTTCACCTCCCGCCATGGTGGCTTGCAGTTGGCCGAGCACGGCGAACTGTTCATCCATGGATACGTTGGCAGCCAAGCCCGCTCCACCGAGCCCTGAAAAGGCGTCAGCCATTCCCTTACCGGTGGTCTTGAACATCTGGACTGCAAGCGCTGTTTTTCCGGTTACATCTTCTATCCAGTTGGCCTTGCCCATGTCGTTGGCCTGCTGTTTGAAGATGCCGTACATTGTGCCCATGTAATCGGTGATGGTTTCGGTGTCGGCCTTGGTGGCTGCGGCAAGCACCCCTGATGCACGGGCGAATGCAGGCAGCTCATTCCCTTCAAGACCTGCGATTGCAGACTGGATGTTGTAAGACGCTTGTACGAACTCCGTTGCAGATTTTCCGTAATCCACGCTGAATTGAAGCGCCTCTTGCCCCAGACTTCTCAAGGTGTCCTTAGCCACTCCCAGTGATGCAACTTCTCCCAACGCTCTATCCATCTCGATCGCTGGCATTAGGGTCGCCTGGATCGCTAAACCTCCGGCAGCAACAGCAGCAGCGCCTCCTGCCATCTGCCCCCAGCTGGCACTGGCTGTTTTGGTTACCTTGTCCATCTGGGCATTGATGCCTTGCAGCGGTTTGGTGACTTGATCCACCAAAGCCACCTGCATCATCAATTTTTCCATCCAGGCCATAGGTCGTTATCCGTTGAATGCTTTGGCGATGCCCTCGGCCACGGCGGCGGCGTTGGACTCTCTTACGTGCTTGTCTAACCAGATGGCGCGGGCCAGGCTGTCGATATCGTCATCGTCATGGGGCAGGAAGTGGCGCCGCAGCGCCAGCACCTGCTCCAGTTGGTTGCGCTCGATGGCCTCGGCGCGCGCCGTCAGTTTTTTACGGTGATTTCCAGATCGGGGGCGAACTGCTGGTTAATGGCGCCAGCCAACTGCAACGCCGCACCCGGGCGCTTGAGCAACTCATCGAGTGCCTCTTTGCTCTCCTGACAGACGATCTTTTTCAGGTAGTTGTGGGCCGGTGCCACCTTGTCGCTTGGCATCATGTCGTTGATAAAGCCGTTGTAGGCCACCATGGTGGGGGCGAATTTCAGCTCTTTACCGGCTACTTCAAGGGTGATAATCGGGTTTGCCATTAGTTGTTTTCCTCTTGTTCAATCCAGTGGTTCAGGGTGTTGATTTGGGTTTGGCAGCGGCGCATGGCCGTCTGCAGGGTTGGGATAAACCGCACGGCATCGCCGTAGGTCGCCCCCGTGAACTCAGGTTCCGGGCAGTTTGGTACCAACCCCGGCGGCGGCAGCCGCTTGACCACCTTGGTTTGCACCACGGTTGTGGGTTGGCTGGAGCAGGCGCAGAGCGCCAACAGGCAGAGGCTCACTAGCGCAGTTCGGGCGGCCTTCCGGTGGCGTGGCCAAGGCTTGTTCCAGTTCATAGGCGGTCTTCCTGTTCTGTTGGTCGAGATCTGCCAAGGCAGCGTTCTGGGTACCCAGCAACGTGCGCATCCCTTCGGCATCGCGCTGTAGTGTCACCAGCTGGCTGGCCTGCTGCTCGTTGGTCTGCTGCAGGGTGCTGATGGTCTCGTTGGCGGTGGCGAGTGCCTTGCCCCGGCTCTCCAGCATCCGGCTGCCAAGAAACAGGGCGGCACCCATCAGCAGCACCAGTGCCAGCAGCACATTGGAGAACAGCTCCTTGAATGTGCTCATGCTTCACCCATCGACAGCTGTGCCGGAGTGCCAACGGGCAGATCACCCACTGGCAGCGGCTCATTGAGCGGCCAGCGATAACTTGGCTTTCTGCTGAGCGGGAACTCTCTCACGTTCACGGCATCGTCTTGGTTGCCACCCAGTACCAGCAAGTTGCCAGAGGGTGACTGGCCGACCACGAAGCCCACATGGCCGCCGCCGTCACGGCTGAACACCACCACACAGCCGAGCACCGGTCGTTCCAGTTTTTCGCCCCAACCCAGATAGCTTTTGGCGCTCTCGAAGCGGGTAGACTGGATACCAACCCGTTCCAGGCACGCGCCCACGAAGGCGGCGCACCACGGGGTTTCGTCATCACGGATGCCGCCCCGCTTGATGGCTTTCCACATGTCCAGAATTTCCTGAGCATGCTTCGACCCTTTGATCTCTTTCAGGCCCAAGAACTTGCGGGCCTCGTTAATCCAGCGCAGAGCCATCAGCCCTCCTCCTTCTTGTTGAACACCAACTTGGCCCGCTCGCGGATGATGTCTACCCCGAGCAGCCCCACCACACCGCCGATAAACGGGGCCGCCTCATAGGGGACGCCGAGCAGGGTGGTACCGGATGCGGCGGCCAAGGTGATCAGGCCGCACATGGTTGATTCGATCAGGCGGCGGCGCCCGCTGCCGCCGTCATAGGTGATGCGCATAAATGAAATGCTCAACGCCAGCAGAGCCCCGGAAACGGCGGGCCAGTTATCCATCAACCAGGCCAGCAGGGCGGCCCAGAGGGTGGGGTCTTTGTTTGGCATAGGGTTCATATTCCGTTCTCGTTATTGCCCGCGCCGTTCTGCGCGGCTCTTGCAGCTGACACACAGGCGCACACCCGGCACATGCAGGCGGCGCGCTTCCGGGATCGGATCGCCGCACTCCTCGCAGTGGTGCAGGCTTTCGCCCTGGTGGTGGCTGCGGCCGAGCTGGTTATCCAGCTGAGCCGCCAGCATCCGCTCGGCGTGTTGGGTGGCACGGTCGATCAGATCCATCCATCAGCCCTTCATGTGGCGGGTGTCGTCATCCGAGAGGTACGGCACGCCATTGATGTGAACGAAGTCTGGGGAGGTGACGAAACCCTTGATCTTGTGCACCCCCTTGCTGCCCCCCTTGGGGTCAACATCCAGCAGGTCAGAGATCTGCAGCTTCACGCCGAAGGCTTCCACCCTCATCTTTTCGTCGCCGGTGTCGGCGTAGAACAGCACATCGTCAGGCTTCATCCCGCGCCAGCTACCGGCCCGCTTGGCCGCATCGCTCAGCAGGGTGAAGTTCTTGGCATCGAGCTCGAACTCCAGCTCTGCGGCCACATCCCCATCGACATAGCCGTCAGGAATGCCACGGGTCTGCGCCACTGCGCTGTTGTCGGTGATGGAGAGGCTGGCTTTCTCGACGTGCACCATGGCGCCCATCAGTTCGGTATCGAAGCTCTGGCCTGAAATGCGTCTGGTCATGGGTTAGCCCTCCCCGTTGTTGAGGCTCAAATCGAGCATGATGTTGGCGGTAATCCCCTTGGGGCAGTCCACGGTGCGCACTACCACATAGATGGAGACGTGGTTTTTATCGACCCATTGGATGGTGATATCGCCATCCTTGGGAGAGGCGATATCGCCCGGGAACAGTTGGCCGTTGATGGTGACGGCCTTGGCCATCTCGCGCAGGTCTTTGCCGAAGTACATGACTGCCGAGGCTGTACTGATTGGTGTTGAGTTGAGCGAGCGATCGCCGATCCGTGGGATGGCACGCAGGCGGATCCGGCGCGCTACCTTGTAGGCCACCCGCAGGTTTTCGATCACCTGGTAGTCGCCGCCCTCGGCGTCCAGGGTGCGGCCATCGGCCCAATAGATGCCGTCATAGTCC